CCCCTATTACATGTATAAATGATATTTGGATCGCAAAATGCGAGTAGCATAAGCAGCAGCTGTTTTAAAATCTGTAGGATCCAGATATGCGATGCTTTTGAATGTTACTTTATCTCCATTTGCGTACGAACCAGTTACTATTTTTTTAGTAATATAATCATTATACCCAGTTTCAGTATCTAGAGGGCCAATCGCAGGTAGTGTACTACCAATGAACATTTGCACAAATTGCAAACTAGAATTAACTGCGGGATGCCAATCAATCCCAGTGAATCTATCAAAATATAACATAATCCTATTGCGAATATCAGTACGTTGTTCATCCGTACAGTCATTTGATTGTACACTACTCAAAACAGATATCAAAGAATGGACTACTGCAATTTGCGCATCATTTTGCAAATATACTGTACCAGTAGCATCGCACAATCCTACTAATGGTTTGCGTGGTTTTGCTTTTGGTATCGGTTGCGGCCACGCAGCGGCATCACCCTCATCACCAGAATTCTCTGCTGAAATGTCTCCCATAATTTATGCAGTTAACTATTGCCCTTAGTCCGCTTTTTTATTAATCAATTCCGTTTTTATTAATCAATTTTCATCCTTTTTATCCATTTTTTAGCAATATTCCAATCCAATGACAAACAAACAAAACAAAAATTGCTAATTTCCACTGGAACAGAGATAGAGTGATTAGCTAACAGTAATTAATTCAAATAGCAAAATAATGAAATTCCAAGCAACAGTAGTATATCTAGAGTGATTGATATCTTTTTTTTGATAGTAGCGTGTAGTCATCAGCAAATATAATGCTACATCAAACAATATAAATAATTCCACTTGATATGGTGATAAATCGCGATACATAGAAGATAGTAAATCAATATTACAACAACTTTCAATATTATCAACAATATAATCAATAGCATCCACTAATTGGGCATGTGATAATGTAGCAAAATCAGTAGTGTATAACCCATATATCTTAATAAATAAGTGCAAATTGTCATCATGAATGCAGAAATGCGTTTTTCTTAAGTCTATAGGCGGTAGTGGCATTGAGAGTTTGTGACTAGAGGGTTCATCTGCAACTCTTAGGGATACAAATGCACTATTAAGTGCATGTATATCATCAGCATGGCGATAATCAGCTGCACAATCATCATGCGTAGAGAGTTGTTGCAATTGTTGTGTGATAGTATCCACGTCCGATTCTACTTGAAAATGCGCCGCAGCACGTCGTGCAATAGCATTAGCATAACTTGCAAATAATAATGATACTTGAGATGGTGCTAATGTAAACTGATATTGAAATATATCATTATCATTGAAATATATACGGCAGTATGAGTGAGCTAAATCGTAATTTATTGGTGGATTTTCGCATTCATTTGTGAGTGCTGATGATAGTGTGCGAATTGCATGAACCAAATTAGCAACATACTCATACGTATCTGCAGTATCTGCAGTATCTGCAGTATCTGCAGTATCATGATACATGTTTATATAGATATGTGCATGTGATTAGTTGAATTGCATTTATAAAAAGATATAACAATTTTCAGAGATAGTAGTAATGTGATGGACTAATATCAGTAAATGGTTGGCGTTTGAATTCTAAAAGGGGTGAATAAACATTAGTGGAACCCTCAAAATCCATTTGACTAAGAAAAGTACCGGGCATATTATACATCTTACTATTCTTTGCCCTATCATTTACTACTGCTGCTGGGGGTGACTTCGCTCCCCCATACCCCCCTGCTGCTGATGATGCTGATGTTGCATTACTATTTCCAATATTTGATGTTAATTTAGTAAATAGATTAATAGCAGCATTAATTGTATTAGCATCTAACATATCCCAATTTATCTTATTTACTAAATCTAATGGGCCGCCACTTTCACTAGGTTTTGCGCCGCCATTATTATTAGTGTTTTCGTTTTTAGTGCTTGCGTTTTTAGTGCTATTGTTCTTAATACTTTTATTATTAGTTGTTTCAGCGTTTGCTTTTGCTGCATCTGCTAATGCTTTCGCTGCATCTGCTGATGCTTTTGCGGCAGTTTCAGCATCCACTAATGCTTTTGCTTGTGCTGCATCTGCTAATGCTTTTGCTTGCGCTGCATCTGCTAATGCTTTTGCTTGTGCTGCATCTGCTAATGCTTTTGCTGCTGCATCTGCTGCTGCATCTGCTAATGCTTTTGCATCCGCATCATCCAATGCCTTTTTGTCTGCTGCTATTGCATCTTCATTAGTGCCAGCACCAGTGCCATTTGCACCAGCATCGCCAGAGCCAGCTGCGCCAGAGCCAGCTGCGGCAGCGCCAGAACCAGCTGCGCCAGAGCCATCAGTACTATATTCTAAAAAATGTTCATGAGATTTAGTTTTAATAATGAATAATGCGATACCAATGCATAAAAGAATGGCAACAAGTATTAATATAATATGAATTTGCTGCATATTTTATTATTACATTATATTTATTACTAAATAAGTGCAATAATGCATATACATTGGATTACAAAGTACAAAAAAACAATAGCGGGTATGATGCAGAGCAACATGAACAAATAGGATGCTGCGGTATTATGTTATTAGAATGTTAAACTTGGAAAAAATCTAATGACTGTAACGCACTCGCTTTACGTGTAGGTCAATGACTGCAATTATCCCGTGCAGAATTGGCCCGCGGAGTAAACCCACCGGGGACGGGTTGCGCACTTCTCCTAGTGCGCGCAGGCCCACGGATCACCCACCGTGGGATCGGGTCCGCCTCCCAACTCCTCACGAGTCAGAAAGGCGGAAGGTAATCGCTCTCACCCAATTCCCTGCGGCACACGCGCCGCCTGGGCCTTGTCGATGAGCGCGTTCACGCCATACAGAATGGCCATGGCGTTCGCATTCTTCCGCTGGCCGTTGAACCGCCATGCGTTGAACTCTATCCAGTCCATCTGTGACAACAGCGCATCAAACACCCGGCGCGCAGCATCCTGCAGCTGCTGTTCGTTGCCAGGGGCATCCAACCGCTCTGGAGAAAGAATACCCATGACTACTGCCACCTCCCAACCGGGGTACACCGTCTGCCAAGCGCAGTCTATCATCGCCATCTTGCCCTTCTATATTAAGTGATTTGTATGCAAAATTTCAATTTTGCATACAAATTTAATTTTATCCAAAAAGCAATATATACATATCACTATAAATGTGTTCATGCTACTATGCTAATAATAAGCCCGCAGTACCATTAATAACTTGCAGAACATTATAATTCACAGCATATATTTTCAGAGTCCAATCACTTGTCAACGTTGGATATGTTAAATCTAGTGATGCATCACTAATAGAATTAAAATTGCAGTATCCCGATGGTTGAAATGTATTATTATGTAATCCAAAGTTGAAAGAATAGATATATTGGTACCATGGTGATTGAAATCGCGGAACGATATTATTTGCCCCGTAATTTTGTTCCAATAAATAGTAATCTGCTGTGCGCACTGATTGATATGTGACTCCGCCTAGAAGTACACTACCAGAATTAAACACATGTGCGCCATCATTACTGAAATTAAACACGTTATTGTATGCCACAATCTCATTTTTATGAAATATCCAGATTAGGGATTTAACAGCATGTTTAAAGTTAAGACTAGTACGACTGAATCTAGTAGTGGAATATCCAGCATTATTACTACCATAGACATTATCATCACCTATAAATTGCACTTGTTCAATCAAATACTCTAATAATATCGCACTACTAAATAGTGTGCGTTCCGCCGTATCTAAAAATATGTAATCAGCATATATTTTTATGAAATCATCCCCAGTGATATCAGGTGCAACTCCGTATGTAGTTCCATTATATACTAATTCTGCATTATTACTAATTTCAAAATTCAGTTTGACTTCTTGATTATAAAGAGCAACTAATGGCAATGCTAACCCCGGCATTCTATTAAACCAGAATTGCAATGGTATATATAGCCGCCCACCACTGAAATTTTCCGGTTGATTACCAACCATTTCATCAAATCCCACGCGATGGCCACTTTGGCAATTTAATTCACTCCAAATATTAAGCCAATCACTATAATGGCGATCCATTAGTTGCCCACCAATGATGATATCAACACGTTTTATTAGTGCGTGTCCAATTCCATAGATATATCTATTCAAACCCCCTAATTGAGGTAGATTAAATTCTAGAGTGATATCTTGAATAAGATCACCACTGCGGGATAAAGTGACACTAAGTTGGCGGCCATAATCTGGGCGAGATGAGAAGAATTGCTGTATAGCTTCTTTTGCAAAATTAGTATGTCGCCGAGCAACAAATTGAAATAATGTAATTTTAGGATTATTAATTAGAAAAGCATCCTGAGTGCCTTGTGCTAATATTTGTAATGTAGCGCCAGACATATTTATTTATATTCATCTTATTTATTGTCTGTCTAGCAGCTTTTTACAAGTGCAACAAGTGCAACACGCGCAACATCTGTAGGGGTATCAACACTGCGAAGTACTTACCCACTTATTCTAAAAGAACATAACAACATGCAAGCAATACTTAATAAGAGGGCGCAGCCCCTATAATTATATGCGCAATTTATAAAAGTACAGCAATACAAAAGTACAAAAGGCACACTATCATAACATGTCACTAGAAGTTGCTAGCACTGCGTTATCCGACGCAGATAGTATGGGTGCTATGGATAATCAGTTAATTGGGTCGCCACAGATAACATTTTTTGCAGCAGTGTATCGCCGCCATTGTAATTTTGCGATTGAATCTATTGAGCAAAGTTTTGTGCAAATGCCAGCATTTGGTAAAGCTACTAGTATTAATATTAGTTCTTTAGGTGATATGATATGTGGTATATCAGCAGAAGTTACATTTCCAGCATCGGATAATTATGCATTTGGTGTTGGTAATGCATTATTCAAATCAGTAGAAGTTGTAATAGGTGGCGCAGTGATTGATGTGCAAACGAGTGATTGGCTTAATATTTCAAGTGAACTCACGGTACCAGAAGGGAAATTAATAGCATATGATCGTATGGTATCTAATTATTATAGTAAAACACGGGCAGCGCCATTTACATGTCGCATACCATTTCAGTTTTGGTTTACAAAACATGATAATGCGTTACCTATTTTATTAATGCAGCAACCGATTCAATTGCGGTTTCAATTTGAAACAATGGAAAACTTGACAAATAATAACTTAGCATCTGCGTCATATACGTTAGATTGTAAGATTTATGTGGATTATGTTTTTTTAGATACACCAGAACGTCAAATGTTAACGCGTACAGCACATCAGCAATTAATTGAGCAAGTGCAATATAATGAATTTGAAATTGCGAGCGGCTCATCATTTTATAATGCTAAATTGCGATTTACAAATGCAGTAAAGGAATTGCATTGGGTGCATTGTCCTGTTGCGGGATCTGCATACGGTCCATTGAATTATGCTGCTGGCAAATTAGATTTACATACATTTACTACTGGTAAATTAGTAATGAATACTAATGATCGCTGTAGTTCGCGCATGGCGGATTATTATTATTTAGTACAGAATTGGGCACATCATCAACGTGTTCCGCGCACACAGTTTGTTCATACTACATATAATGATAGTTTTACTGTAGAAACTACTGGATTTTATAGGAATTATATTTATAGTTATTCTTTTGCATTACGGCCAGATGAACATCAACCTAGTGGCTGCTGCAACTTCTCTAAACTACGAACAGCTGAATTACAATTAAAATATGATATCGCGTCAGCTTATTATACTTATAATTATGCACGAATATTGAAAGTATTTGCAGTAGTGTATAATATATTACATTTCACAGCAACTGGTGTAATATTATCATTGTCATGATTCATTGCCAGTACAAAATTGATATATTGTACTATTTATTACTTGTGCAATTATAATGCCAAAAAGAGAACAACAGTATGATGAATATATGAATACTAACATTAAAATATTGGATTGCATAAATACTGATGTAATATTATTTAATGATTATGCACCATTACAAATGTATACATTAATAATTGCATCTTATTATAGTGCAACATCATTAGTGATATATCTCTATAATTTACCACCTAAATTAAAGAAATTACTAATATTTCTGGAATATTGTGGGTCTGCAAATCTGACTAGAATATGTAATTTGCCTAAATATCTTAATGCAATTATAGTAAAATTACGTGATAATGCTATTGCATATGGTAATTGTACTCCCTATATTTCCATAAATCAGCATAGTATGTTAAATAGTAATTATATATCAGTTAAATCATGTGGTAAAATGCTATTTTACAGTTCTAAATGTGATTGTTATTCACCACGAACACTGATAGCATATGTATTTAATGATACTCAGAAGGCATGCTATGATTATTTACCATTTGGATTGCAGCGAACTTATACAGATAATAATCATACTGCGTGTGATAATATGTCGCCATACATTAGTAATAACTATGAAATTAATGTATATAAGTTACATTGCATGAATTTTAATCCATTAACAATGCTACTTCCCTTTACTAGTATATCTAAAAATAGTCCTGCACGTAACGCTCCAATTAAACAACACACTTCTGTAATTTACCTTATACTATATACTAATGCCATACTTGCCATTCTAATATATACTATTTTATCCGTGTTACTAATTAGTTTATCATCAATTTATATACCATCTAATGCTGAATATCATAATGCTGATAGCGCTACTACTTTAAATATTGCACTATGCATTATAATACATTGCACATTAAAGTCAGTTATATTGCATATGCAAAGGAACAATACTATTATAAATAATTATACAACAGTATTGAATAAATGCAGAAGATTTATAGAGATATATTGTTTACAATTTAGTATAATAACATTCACATACTTATTATCTGCACTAATTTGCACAATAGTAATAAATTATTTATTAATGTATATAGGTGTGCCATTATCATATTTGCAGTATTGTTTGCAATATTATTTGCAATATTGTATATATATTTATACACTTAGTGAAATAGTGCGAATTATAAGTATGGTATTATATGAGTTCATTATAATGTATCAGCATTGGAAATATTACTGTGGATTCATTATTGGTTGTGTGCCAAATTAACATATTTATACTAACTATACACTAACTATACACTAACTATACACTAACTATACACTAACTATACACTAACTATACATATACTATAAAAAAAGGATGCAACTACTAAATTGGTGCCTTCGTGAGAAGACATCCTAAATTATTTATTAAATTACTGAAAATTACAACTAATAACTTTGCACTAGTTATTAATTGTGCTTACCAATTAATTTGTAAGTAATATCCATCCACTACTATTATCAATCTTCATCAAATCAATTGTATTAAATTATATGACACTTTACCCCATTTTCTTTTTGTAGTGTCATCTACTTTTTCTTTGTAGCATCGCCAGCAGTCATTAGGGATGCGAAGTCACCCCCTATACCCCCTATACCCCCAGTAGTACTATTGCTATTGCTATCATTAAATTGCCATTGAGTATGTTTTGATTCATTTGACACTATTTTAAAATGTCCCCCCTCAGCATCAAGTAACATTTCAGTGTATAAATGTACTAATTGGAATTCGCCAGCATTGCGTCCAGTCATATCAATCCTAAAACATTGCTTATATTCATTATAATTTCGCGCAGCTGAGATTACACTATTATTTGATTGAACTTCTAGGCATTGTCCCTTATATTTAACTAAATAGGAATTACTCAAATCAAATCCAGTATGATTTTCCAATTCAATCTTAACATCACCTTGATATGCGTGCATTATTGGTTTCAAATTTAGATATGCTAGTATGCTATATTTACTTTGTTTAACTAGTCGGGATTTTAAGAAACCCCGTCCATAATACTTATTATCTTTTCCAGCATAGGGGCGGCCATGTAATTTGCCGGGTTGTACATTAGTATCATAATATACTGTCTTAATTTCATAAAATGCTGCATCCACATCCGATGGTGGTATACTAGTTGTTCCAAATGGTACTATTCTGAATAAATTATATGAATTTGCTGCACTAGGTGGTGCTGCTGCACTTACTGATTTACGTACATCAATTGATGTAAATCCTAGAATTGTTGCTGTGCTGTGTGATGTGGTTGCTCCACTAGTTTTCCATAATGTTTGCTGTCTAAGGTGACTGCGCTCCCCCAATGACTGTTGTGCAGCAATTGTAGAAGCAATAGGTATGCATAAAGATTTAAGAATGCAGCGCACTGGTGCTGCAGCTGATTTAGATATTGGTTTAGCAGCAGTAGTTGTTGCAATATCGCCCATAGCAATATATTCCGCTGATTCTGGTATAGGTCTCCAAAACCAAATGGATGTTGTATTTGTCCATATTAATGTGTAATCAATTGGCGCAGTTAGATATGCAGCGCCATTACTACTGCTGCTGCCATTTCCTACTAACATTGCAGCAATAATAGGTGACTTAATAGTATTATTTAATTGCAAATCACTGTATCGGATACGCTGCATAGTTATAGCATTTGCATCGGAATAGGGGGCAAATGGCCCAGCAACTATGTCTCCAAGTGGGAAATATGGTATGGATTGATATGTTATTTTCTTAGGTCTCCATACAGTTGCAATATATTCCGTACCAGTTGCACTATTTACACTGCGAATTTGCCCAATATAAGTCATATTATTAGATGTTGTAGTTTGAAGTAATTCGGGGCCAGTAATGAGTGGTTTATCGCCGCCCTGCTGCTGCTGCTGCTGCTGCTGCTGCTGCTTTGTGCCTTCTTTAGTATAGCATTTTTTAATGATATTTGGGCGATAGTCATCACTCAGTCCCCAATAGAACACATCATATTTCTTAATTTCTTCAAATGGATTATCAGTTAACCATTCCCATTCCATTTCTGCGCCGATTGTTTCAAAATATGTGCGTCCCCCAGCGTTAAATAGCAGGTCAATCCAATTCTTCCAGATTTCCGTGGTATATTTTATAAGATTAGTAGCGCCTTTGTATGGTACTAATTCTGCAAATTGTTCAGATAAACATAAACTCTTAATTTTCTGTTTGATATATACATTATTAAGTTTTATTGGTTTTTCGGGGTCTAATTTACCAATATATTCTGTAATTGCAGCAATTATAGCATCAGTACATAGAGATTCGCGGCAATTGGATGCGCATTTGCCCACTGGCCCCGGATCGCCTAATTCCCCTTGTGGGCCGATAGTGCCGCTGTGTCCTTTCTTATCACGAACAGTTACATAATAGTATAGTGAAAGCGCAATGTTCATTATAGTCAGCATAGTAATGATATAGAGTAGCCAAAATAGGAAATATATGATACCAGATTCAATAGTATAACTAATATTGAGTCCCAGTACCAATGCGAATAATAAAAGAATGCACCAACCGAATATCCATATTACATACATTACTTTTATTATATACTTACAATAAAGATACTCATACTGCCATGTTATTTGCAGTAATCATAATATTAGGTGCAATATTATTATATTTCGTGATTAATTCTTATATATCTGAATCAGGTTTATCAGTAGTATCAAATGCATTTTTCATGTTATTCAGCTTAGTTATTTACATGTTACTTGGGTTGCATTTAACATCAGAAATAGTAGAAACGCCATTATATTGTATATATTGGGTTGCATATACGCTATTAGCATTTACAATAGTAACATTAATAGTATTGCTTTCAGGATGGGAAACAATTCGGCATAAGCGTGGCCGTTTCGGTGTGCGTGGTCATCGTGGAGATAGTGGTCGCATGGGGGATGTTGGTAGTTGTTCAATTGATGCTGCAACATCTGTTGGTATTAATCGGTTAGTTGTGCATTTAGAGGATTGGTATAGTACTAGTGTTGCTAATGTCATATCTATTGCACAAAATATGAAACCAGCTAATGCGCGAACTTTAGCAGCAGCACGGGAACTGCCGCTCTCATTACTATCCACTAATGAGAGTGGTGGGCAATTAATAAATGATTATTTGCGTGAAAAGATAGAACAATTAGTAACAAGTGCACAATATAAGAATGTAGTGGAATATATGACAAATGAGAATCGGCCATTGGATACTTTTTATAAGTATCTTGCGAATATTTGGGAGGAATGGTTTCATTTAATTGCTACAACATCAAGTAGTATTATTGAAACTATAATTGCGAATTTGAGGTGGTTTACGGATAAATATGCGGATGAATCATTTGAATTTGCTACTAATGGCGCGCCCATACAAAATCCATTTGATAAAATAAGGGAATACGATGTGTATTATTGGGGTCTTGTAGCAACATTTTCGCGATTGCATGTGGAGATATGTGATTCTAATGTGCAAAGTCCAGAAACATTACTACCGCCAAGAATCAAGTTGATTGAAAGTAATGATTATAAGAGAGTGTGGGATGATTGGAAAAGTGGCGCCCCGATTGATGTGTCAATGTGGGCATTAAAGCCAGTTGTAAAAAACAACACTACATATTATCCTATCGGATGGGTTGGTACTAAAGATGAAGAGCATAACGCAGGCCGATATAATATTACTAAGCGTGGCTCTACCACAACAGATGAATTGGAATATAAACCAGATGATATGGATGGTGAGGCTGGAAATGGGCCAGTTCGGTCTAGTATATTAGTAGCTGGTGATGTAAAGAATCCCGAGCGATATGAGAAATATTTTGGATTAGGTGGCCATCTTGGTGGAAATATGTGGCGGCCAATCCCGCCACGCGGATATAGATGTCTAGGTGATTTATTTGGGCCTTTAGAAACAGTTCAATCTACAAATATCAAATGTGTTCCAGCTGAATGTACTGAAGAAGTAGTGTTTGATGATGTGCAAATAACACGGGCTGGTGGTATTTGGTTCCCTAATAATGATCCAAATAATAAGATATTAGAAATGCGGCAGAATCGCCCCGCGCGCGATAATGCTTATAATATTATGGTAGGTGCGCCGCGTAAACATCCTGCGAAGTTTTATAAATTGCGTGCGGAATGTACTGAATCAGTGGAATTGGAAAAGAAACCGCTGGATGATGTATATAGTCGTGTAGGAATTGGATGGCATGGAGAACCAGATAAGAAAAGTGCGGCAGGTGCAAATGCGGAGCAGCATAGTATATTTACGTTTTTAGGATTAGTGCCAGAAGGAATTCTTACTAATTTAGATAGTGGTCGGCGCTATTATATTGTGCATTATGGTGGTGTTGAAGTGAATTGTTACAATGTGCTTCTTGGAAATCGGGCTACTAAAAAATGGGATTTAGCATGTGAAGCTAGTGCAACTGCAACTGCACATGGTCGTGCAGTGCGATTAGTGCGAAGTAATACATTGCAACAATGGCAATTGCGGCATTTAACGGGCGTTAATAGTGGCGGAGTATCACGCGTATATGGATTAGTAAATAAACAAATACAGCGATATTTAATAATAAGTTTAGATGCAAACACGGGTGATGAAGTGATAAAAACAGAGGATAGTGCAATAAATGGGGGCAAATTTGCATTTACATCTGCTTATGCAGAAAGTGAAAAGTCATTATAAGGACTGCAATTATCTCACCCTAAAATGCTGTGTTAATTGCATGTCACTGGCTCGCTTCGCTCGCGGAACACACAAAAAAAAGAAGGCGATAGTATTGTTGCTGTTCTCTTTTAGAATTAGTTGTAATGGGTCTATTGGGGGTGACTTCGCTCCCCCATAGCCCCCATGAACTGGGGATGCGCAGCCCATAATGAGAGCTATTAGCATTGGGGCTATGGGGGCGCGAAGTCGCCCCCGAGGGGAATTGATGGTGTAGCCACCAATACCCCCTACTGATACATTAACATAATAATACATTAACATAATAATACATTAACATAATAATACATTAACATAATAATACATTAACATAATAATACATTAACATAATAATGGGGGCTATGGGGGAATTGGTGGCGCAGCCGCCAATACCCCCTGGGGCTATGGGGGAATTGGTGGCGCAGCCGCCAATACCCCCAAAAGAAACTCATAATTTGATGAGTTTATCTCGGGTCTGAGATACTACTGCAATCATCCCAATTTTGCATGCGCAATCGGATTAGGACATTATGCCATTCAATTTTAGTAAAATCATTTGAAATCAGCTAATTTTATTTATGTCAGCAATATAAAATGGGTGGCGGTTATATACAACTCAGTGCAAATCAAGATTTTCATCCTAATTTTTTATCAGGTAATCCCGAAATATCTGTATTTAACAAGGTATATCGCCGATATGTGCATTTTGCAGTAGAATCAATTGAGCAGAAATTTCAGGATGATGTAATATTAGGTCAATCTGCGATTGCATTAATATCACCATCAGCTGATTTATGTAGTGCTATGTATCTTGAGGTTGTATTGCCTTATGTACTTGATGGAGATGGCACATACGTTTACGGTGTTGGCAATGCACTTATCAAATCAGCTACATTAGAAATTAATGGAACTACCATAGATGTACATCAAAATGATTGGCTTAACATCCGCAGTGAACTCACTCAGCCACCCGGCAAGCGCGAAGGATACGATCGTTTAGTGGGCAATAATCCAACTCATAATTTTGCAGTTGCAGCCGATCTTAGTGCTAATGCGATTGGACCATTCAATAATAGATTGTATATTCCTTTGCAATTTTGGTTCAATCGTAATCCGGGATTAGCATTGCCATTATTAGGGCTTAATAGTGGTTCAAGTCTAATTAAACTAACAATTAATTTTGCTACATTAGCTGAACTCACGTTAACTGGTGCAATAACTGATACTAATAATGTATTTTCATGTAAATTATATGTGGATTATGTGTTTTTGGATAGCGATGCACGGCAATATGTTGCAGCAAAACCACATGAATATTATATTGAACAAGTGCAAAATACTAGCGCATTTATATCACAATTTGATACAGCTAAATCAGTAGATTTAACTTTTGATAAACCAGTAAAGGAATTAATATGGATATTTCGTGCTGATGATGTTGATGATACATTTAATTATAGTAGTGATGGTACTGCTGAAATTACATTTACTGCTACTATTTTGAATAATGGCAATTCCAGATTTCAAGAACGAAATGAATCCTATTTTAGATTAATACAAAATAAACAATGTCACACTAATATCCCACGTACTCGTACCTATATAATTACTCAAAATGGCATCATTAATAAAGATAATATACTCAATTATAATCAGTATATTTATACATATTCTTTTGCACTATTCCCAGAAGATATACAACCAAGTGGCCATTGCAATTTCACTAAAATTCGCAAATCGCAACTAAAATTGACATTTACGGATGCACTTATAACTAATTATACAATAAAAATATTTGCAGTGAATTATAATATTCTTAGACTTGCTAATGGAACAGCAACTCTAATCTTTTAAGAAGATGCGATGTGCTTAGCTTTCATCGCATAGCATTAACTAAAAAAGAAGAACAAAGAAGACTACAGCAGAACATAGATTTAGTAGTAGATGGATGCCGATGGCTAAGCTGGTCAGATGCATATATTATTTAGATCATTTTGATGTAAGGTGAATAGACATTAGTAGAGCCTTTATAATCAATTTGGCTGATAAAGGTGCCGGGATTGGAATGTTTCAATACATGTTCCATAGGATTGTTCAAATATGTGCCAAACATTGTTATTCCTTTTTCTAAGAGTTTGTATGTCATATTCCTTTCAAGTTCCGGTGATGGTTGCGCGAATGGATAATTTGCATTATTTGTATGATGCACTGTTCTATTGTATGCATCTATGGGTGATTGTGGTACACCGCGATTATTTAATGATGGCGCAATATATTCCCCATTGTTATATCCATATGCAATTGGCAATTCTGGTGTGTTTGGAGGAACATCACTGCTTCTCAATTCTGGTGTGTTTGGAGGAACATCACTGCTTCTCAATTCTGGTGTGTTTGGAGGAACATCACTGCTTCTATATTTTGGCAAATTACCAGTGTTGCCAACATTACGTAGCCATGGAATCAACACAGATGTATTATATTGGACATGTGGTGGAATTATAATACTTGACGCACTAGTAATAATTCCAGTGATATTGCATGATATATTAGATGTGCTACTGCATTGTGCAAATGTAGTTGCTGGATTTTGCACTGTAACTAGAAGTGTTTTATCAGAATTGTATATTAAATATATATCTATGCTAGTAGCTTTATAAGATTTAACAGCAGTTAACGTCTCCGCATTAAACTGACTAACTTCAAATGTTATTCCATTATTTGATGAGTCGAATGTTTTAAGATTAGATATGCCTAATGGTTTAGTTTGTGCTAAATTTAATATGTATTCTGAATATAATTCTGGATCTACGATATTTAGTGCATATGAATTAATAAAATTTGGCGCAGCCTGTGACGATTGTTGCTGTGCTGCTAGAATAGCATTATTGCCAGTCTTTTGCTGCGCTGCTAGAATAGCATTATTGCCAGTCTTTTGCTGTGCTGCTAGAATAGCATTATTTTCTGCCTTCTGACGTGCTGCTAGAATAGCATTATTTTCTGCCTTCTGACGTGCTGCTAGAGTAATAGCATTATTTTCTGCCTTCTGACGTGCTGCTAGAGTAATAGCATTATTTTCTGCCTTCTGACGTGCTGCTAGAGTAATAGCATTATTTTCTGCCCTCTGATGTGCTGCTAGAGCAGTAGCATTATTTTCTGCCTTCTGGCGTGCTGCTAGAGTAGTAGCATTATTTGCCGATTGTTGCTGTGCTGCTAGAGCATTATTAGCAGTCTTTTGCTGTGCTGCTAGAGCATTATTTGCCGATTGTTGCTGTGCTGCTAGAGTAGTAGCATTATTTGCCGATTGTTGCTGTGCTGCTAAAGCAGTACTATTAGTAAGATAGTCCCTATACAAAAGTGGGTCCACATACACTATAAATTCTAGATTATTTAGTTGTTTAGCAGCACTAATACCACTAACATTAAATGCAATATAATCCGATGTAATATTTGCAATTGACGATGTAACATATCCTTTAATTATAATACGATCAGCTGCTACTGATTTTTCTATTAAAATAAAGTGATTGCGGGGGATAGTGGATGGTTTTAATTCAGATAAGTAATTTCTAAATTGAGCTTGTGTAATACGTGGCTTATCAGTGATGAATGTGAATTTAAATTTAAGAGTGCCTGTTGTTGTTTCGGGACTATCAAATTTAGCAGTACCTACTAACATATCAAATGGTGGTGTACTTATATTTTTCAATTCTGATTGCACTGGTAATGTATCATAATATGGCGCATCCTCATTATTAAAGTCGAAAGGTGTATCAGTAACTAAAGGACCCTGTACACCTGTGCCGCCAGAAGTACTCTCATTTACGGCACCGGGTATTATAATCGGAACACCCTGAGATGTCTCAGTGTATGAATCACCTTGCGGATCGGGCGGCAGTATTGGCAATGTAACGCCTAATGCACTACTATTTATATTAATACTGCCACTACTTCCGCCGCCTGCTAGCAGAGGTGTAATTGGTAGCGGTAGTCCGTGATCAATAAAGATACGAACAGTCGCAATTCCGCCATAATGCCAATGATTTTTCATTTCTATTTTGAATGGTGTATATACTTTTGCATTATTAGTATTATAATCATAATGCACTTTCCAATAGTTCAAAATGTTCTGATCAGTAATAACTATAGATGGTATTAGATAATCATCATCATGATTAAAATCCGTACTTAATATATTGAGCCATTCGCTGTTATCATTACTCTGTGGCTTGGTGTACTCTGGTGGATCTGTTATGCTTGGAGTGGCTGTTGATAATTTTGGAAATCGTCTATAATGAATGTAAGTAGTTATGATACCATAGCGCGAATACTCAATGGGATTTATAAATGTCATAATTTCTTTAGGGGTTCCTCTGGGTAATTTTTGAAATCCACTTGTTTCATTATAATTACCGTAAGTAGCATGATATGTTAAATTAATACCAAGTGGCGGCTTGTATTGTGTGCTACTAAATGAAATATTATCATATTTCTTGTATTTTTGCGAATTAGGTCCATTAACAGTATAAAACATTGTGCCACCTGTCCTGTTTAACATAGTAAACTCATTATATTCTATTGGTGTAAAAAAGGTAGATGGATCCAATTTAGCATCCTGTGTTTCATTGGTTAAATTAGGATCATTTGCAACCAACGTTATATTACTATTAATTACTCCCACTGTATCAACACCAAAATATGTTGGTACATCTTCAAAATGATTCTTATGTCGCCCCGATGATGATGGATAATAGATGTAAATTATCCAGATTAGCAATGCTGATATTGTAAGAACTACTGTCCATGTAATTACTACTTTTGTTGTTTTTTGCATATTCATTTATCTTTTGCTATATATTTTTGCAGTCATAGCACTATTCTCATTAGCACATCATCCGTTTCATACTATTCTCATAAGTGGCCTTATTACTAGTACAGTAACAGCCATAATTACTCTAATATTGTTACATAGGTCAGTAGTATTTTAACAACAGTATCACTCACACTCATCTCTCTTACACATATACATTGCATATCTTTACATCTCTAACCAATTTTAGAATCATCTAATTTAATTGTAATTTCAGCATTACCACCGCCACTGCATCGTAATTTCGTATATAGTGGCGCCTTAATAGTTAAAGCACTAGGCATGCCACATAATCTACCTAATTCAAATACTGTTATATCGCTACTCTCACTTGTAGCTGCGCTAATATGCATATTATCACAAACTACTGTGCTATCATTATTTATATTAAATATTACTAACGATACCGCAGCAGTGATATTAAAGCGGCAATTTATAAAACATACATCACTTTCACTAATATCAAATAGCCAACCGTTATCCAATCCATCACACTTAAATATACAATTCTTAAACACTATAGCACTACTCATTTGTAATTTGAATTGTGTCTGTCCATGAAATTCACAAGATTTGAATATTACACTACTTTCTTGATAAATATTAAAAGAAGGTGCTACATCACTATTGTGACTATCCCAACAAATATATTTAAATTTACAGTTTGAGTTAATATTTAGTGCATTTCGCACTGTAATAGGATATTTCAAATTATGAGTTAGTATAATATTATCTGGTAATTCAGTTAATGTAAGTGCATTAGCACCAGCATTATGTCTTAATTGAATTGCTGTGGTGACACTGCTGTTGCTGCTTTCGGATGAACATAAAAAACTTAGAAACTTGAAATATTCTGCTAAATCACTAATATTTACATTAGTGGATATTGCAGTAGCAGTGTGCATGCTATGGATGCATGTTAGTATGTTAGGTATTACAAACTGATGTTTATTCATACAAACTAGAACATTAGGATATAGAAGTGATTGACACGGTGGTGTACTTACGATATTATCAGTTGAAAAATAGCAATTATTAAGTTTGATAGTGTATAATTCTGTAATAGTACTAATATTATCTAGTGTGATGTTATATGTTTCTAATGTAAATATATTAGTTATTACTAACTTAGTTGTGGTTTTATTAGTTTCATTATCAATGGGATAAGCAGAAAAAACAGAAAAAACAGTAATAATATCATTAATTGTATATACCCCGCATGGTACTGTTGTGGGTGACTGCGTTCCCCCATAGCCCCCAGAAGTATTAATATGATAGAGTATATCAGGTGAACTAATTATATTACATTTCCATAATTCATGTCCATATTCACTGCGGCATCCATCATTTTTCCAATATCCTAGTTTAGTAGTTGCATGTGATATCACATGAAAAATGCTAGCATTCTCTGCAACATTATTATGCACTTGAAATGATGAAAAAGTACATGTAATTGCACTATTAGTAACATTTATTACACATGCTGCTACTGCTTCCGCTTCTACTGCATCCGTAGCGGATGCCATGCATTTAGCATGAATTGTAAATGTGCAATAATTCATAGCAAATTCAGTTGTATTACAAATACTAAAGGAATGTGCCGGTGTATCGCTGCTGCCGCTAGAATTATGAGAAATCCAAGTACAATATTGCCAAGTTACATTGCGACTATCACTGCATGAAAATGTACAATTAGTAAAAGTGCAATTGCTAAATAGGATGCGTTGAGTAGTGTTCAATATAATTTGGCAATTCTTAAATACTATATGTTCCATTTGTATATCTTGGCAACTACTATCACTACATAGTACTATAATATTATTTAGTATTAAAGTGGATAGATGTATCCTATATGTCAGTGTGAGTGTTTGCTGCTGTTGCTGTGTAGAAGACTGAATAAGTGCTGGCCCCACTACATATAAGTTCGGCAGCACTGTAATATTGGAAGTCAATACGTGAATAGTATTAATAAATTGCACAGTAAGATATGTTGTCATAATGTCATGTGCATCATCATCATCCATAGTAGCAGTTATTTGCTGAATGATATCATCTGCAGCAGAAAGAGTTGGATAATCCCCTGTAGAGCCGATAGTGATAATGCGTTGTGGGAGTTGCGATATACCTGCTGCAGTGGATGATAACGTGCCATCATGGGAAATATGGAGATTATGGCCGAGTTTAATACCACCGAGTTGCGATGCACTAGCAATATCCAGATGAAATGCCCGCCATCCGCCGTAGTGCTGGCCGTGATAGCCTTCAAATTGGTGATGTGTTTTATTGTAGCGAAGTTGTCCTTCAGTTAAACCAGAATTATCTTGTTCGCCATCATATTGGGATAAAATGATACTGCGATGGAATGCAACAACGTTTTTAGGATCCATATTGCACAAAATTGTACAAAATTGTACTATAGTATGTATATTTATATTGAACACATACTAGAGAATCTTGTGCTATTCCGACAAATGGCTAGTGCAATAATATCAGCATGTATGGGGAAAGGGGAATCAATAGCAGCAATTGCTGCGCGGCGTGGCGTTAGTAATGATGAATTAATATTATTGCGTAAAATTACGATTACTGGAAAGCAATGGATATATCATAAAAATTGGCTCATTGTTAAGTGCATTCCAACTCTTATTGCTGAGCGTGGAGTAATTCCTAATTCAGTATATTTTACAAATGGTAATACTATAATAAATAGTAAATCACCTGTCGCATGGTATGTTTATGATAATATAGTCTACGATATACCACACATTAAATGGCTACCACAATTAGTAATAGGCGTTACTATAATATGGAAAACTATTGACTCATATTATCATACTAATTGTACGCATAGTGAGCGTGCACTTCAAATTCTATATGACGCATTGCGCACCCTTGTATCTCATGATATAATTGGTATTGGAGTTAACATTGCAGAGTATTTCGTGTTGTTTTGGTCATCACATACTGGTCAACATCTCAATTTACATAAACAATGTTGCGCCCATAACTATAGAGCGTACACTACTAATGCAGCTGCTGCTGAAGAATTGCAATATAATTGTGACAAAGTGGATTTAACACCAATATCCATAACAATGATAACGGATTATACGGAATTGCAGTTGGATTCTAGTGATTTTACTGATTTAGCGAGTGCAACAGCAGTAGTATATTTAGAAAACATAGAACAATTAGATATGACTTTGCTATGGATGTTAATACGTACTGTGAAATATATTGCAATTATCGCGAGTGATTTTAAAGCAATATGTCGCCTATTTGCAGATTGGCATGTAACAGATTATACTGAACTTATTGGGCGCTATTCACCTAATGTACCAGCTGACACATTCCCATTAGGAATATTCATTTTGAAATCCTATTATAACTATATTAAGGATGATGATAGCAGCACAGACGGGGATAGCAGAAGCAGCAGCAGTGTATCATCAGTTACCGCGGAAGACTTAGAAGCGCAATTTTTAAGATGATGCTATGAATGATACTTTGGATGATACTTTGGATGATATGGTGCAATGTTTGTCGCTAGTTTATACAGGCATTTATATATGTGTTTAGTATAAATTGTGTAGTTTTTATAAGGTGCGTACTAGCCAAGCCCAGTCCAATCAATGGGTACAGAAGCAACATTGCAATTACGTAAGTTTGATATGAGTCGGATTACTAAGAAATCGGTAGTAATAATGATAGGAAAAAGAAATACCGGTAAATCATTTTTAGTGAAGGATTTATTGTATTATAAAAGGGATATACCACTTGGAACAGTGATATCAAGTACGGAATCAGCGAATCAGTTTTATGGTTCAATGATACCAAGTACATTAATTTACGATGAATATAATTCAGAAGTAATACATAATGTGATGAAAAGACAGTTTGAAGTCACTAAAAAAAGAAAGCAACAAGAAGCACGATATAATACATCATCAATTGATTCGTATGCATTCTTAATTATGGATGATTTAATGTATGATACATCATGGTTAAAGGATCCGAATATGCGGTTTGTTTTTATGAATGGGCGGCATTTGGACTTATTATTTATACTCACAATGCAATATTGTCTAGGTATCCCCCCATCTTTTAGAACTAATGTAGATTTCGTATTTATATTACGCGAAAATATTATTAGTAATCGGCGCCGATTATATGAACAATTTGCTGGAATGTTTCCAACATTTGAGATATTTTGTCAAGTATTGGATCAGTGTACTGAGAATTATGGATGTTTAGTGATTGATAATTCAGCACAGACGAATAAAATTGAAGATACAGTATTTTGGTATCATGCGGATTCACATGAACCATTCAAACTATGTGCACCAGAAGTATGGCAATATCATTCTAATAATTACAATGAGGGTGATGAAGTGCCAGATGATATTGATATTAATTCAGTTCGTAAAAAGAATACTATCGTTGTCAATGTCAAACGTAATAATTATTAAGGGCACGGCGCACACGCACGCGATCATAAAAAGTAAAAATTGTTTGTTTTCTTGTTACTATTTTGTTGTATTGCAATCAGTTCAATAAGTGTAGTTGAACACTCAGTGATATTACATTTAAAAATGGCAGCACAAAATGAAGAACATATTCAGTTAATAGCAACCAATGCGGAACACATACCGCAATATCAGTATCCTAAAGTGCAGGCAGAAGTGCAATATTTTCCAGATTATACAATGTTAGTTACACCATACGAGACTTATACTGATTTATACAATAATGCTGTACGCTCTAGCAATCTAATTATATTGCTATTAATTTGCAATATTGGAATACAAGCTGCATACATTTGGACAAATGTGCGCGAGAATTCCATGGTTCTCATTTATTGCACATTAGCTAATGCTATAATTGGTATTGTAGTAGTTATATTGTTCAAATGTGAACGCCGGCACTTATGGCGTACTTTTAAATATCCAATGCCAGCAGCACCAGCAGCGCAACCATAATTAATACCAGTATAGTACTATGCATTGACATTAGCAACAACCTTGTAGTAAAATAGTAATTAGGAATAGGAGTAACATTGTATTTTCCAGAGAGGGGAATAGCGGATGTATTGAATTCTTTATTTTGTTAATATTAGCAATAATTAATCCTACAAACACTAATACTGATAATGCTGGTGTGATAAGCATAAGTTTATTACTGTTACATTTTGCATAATATCCGAATCCAATCATATTGATGTAGATTACAATAGTGCTAAAAATGATGCCAGCCAGAATATAATGGTCCTCACTATTATAATAAGTAGTAACCCATAATAATGACATTACGAAGGCATACATAATAATTAGCAACGCCGCACGGAAATGTGCATAATTCTTAATTGGAATCATATAATTCAGTTGGAATATTAGCAACATGCCAATAGTAAGAAGTAAGATAACAGCACGTTTATTAGCATAAGCGAGTGATTGAGATATTGTGAATATATCGCTGGAGATTTCGCCTTTGTCATAACTAGTGTAATAGCATGCAATTCCGAATAAGAGTAAAAAAATAGTAATTGCACACACACTTACTGTACATAAAGAGAGCAACATTTTATTTTACTTTGACATTTTTAATTAGTGCCATCGCAGTGACAGTAGTTTGTAGTTTACAGTATCTAATATATTATGGATGCGCGTTAGTGAAAATGTTACTGATTGATAATATATTTGCATTTTGCATTGTATGTGATAGTGTATTACTAACATCATTATTATCATCACACATGTACTAAAGATTGAATATGCAGCAATGTGTGTAATATATCTATTATCACCACCACTAGCAATTAACATTACTAAAATCGTGCAAATACTAAAGCAATTCACTGCTGCTATATATGTGCCGATTTCCTTGAAAAATGGGTCAAGTAGTTTTGGAAATAATAGATTAACATCATCCGTAAGCGAATGCACCATTTTAGGTGATTGCGCAGTATCGGTATTAGTGGTAGCACTGTTTTTGCGATTCATCCAAATGATGCACAAGTCCTAATATGTGTATGTCTATGTATGTGTCTCTGTATGCGTATATGTATGAGTCTATGTATGTTGCTAAAGTATGCATTATCTTATCAATTTTGAAAAACATACTAATACACTCACTATTAGGATGGTTTAGCTCTGGAGGCAGCAGCAGTAGAGGCAGCAGCAGTAGAGGCAGCAGCAGTAGAGGCAGCAGCAGTAGAGGCAGTACTACTAGCGGCAATACTACTAGCGGCAGTACTACTAGCGGCAGTACCACTAGCGCTAGCGGCAGTACTAGTAGATTTTTTTTGAGCTGAATCTAATATTTGTTTAGCAGCTGAATATAGTGGATATTCTGTATATCTATTTAATATATCAACTGGAATAGCATTTACCATAGTGAATTCTATTATACCATGCGGGCTTTTGAAATCTTCTCTAGTTTCACATATATTATACACTAAATAATCGGGGGATGTTTTGAAGTAAGTATGTATTATAGTATTATCAATAGCGACATCAATGTTACTATTGCGCATACAATAACTAATATTATCCTTATTAGGTGTTTTAGTTGCAAATTTGTTAAATGCTCCATAAAATAGGATGAATAAAATATTATTCCAAATAGCATCTGGTTCTGTTTTTATTACTTCAGTGTAATCCAGTGATAAAGGGGCATTATTCTTGCTAGTTAGTAGAGTAATTAAGTATTCTAGAGTTTTATTAAGTGCAAAATTATAGTATTGAGGTGCCTGTTTCTTTATAAGACGTGATAAATAGGGAAATTCATCCCATTTTGCCGGATCGGGATTAGCAGCAGCACCGGTGTCACCACGTTGTCTTTGTTGTCCAAATGGTGATTGACCTCCACCCCCATTCCTTTTTTTATATTTATCATTGCCACCATTCTTTTTTTTATATTTATCGCTGCCGCCATGTTTTCCATCGCCGCCATGTTTTCCATTTTTATATTTATCGCCACTCTTATATACACCTGCGCCACTGCTTTTTCGAGGTTGTTGCTGCGCATCAGGTGCGCCACCATATTGATTGTCATTGTCATTGTCGTTCGCATTATATGCACTGGCATCATCATTATCACTGTAAGTGTCATTATTTGCATAATATTGCTGGGGGTTACTACGCTCTCCCATAGCCCCATGGGGGTGACTGCGATCCCCCTGGGGGTGACTTCGCTCCCCCATAGCCCCCATAACCCCCGATGATTGGGTGTTCTGTTGCGGTTGCGATTGATAATTTGCAGTATTATTAGCAATAGGAACTGTATTAACAACATCAGGTTTATTGTAATATTGAAAAACTGGCAGATGTGGCAACATTTTTATAGCACCACTTTTTTTAAGATTTGTTTTAATATCATTGACAACTGTGTTTATATCTTTAATACTTTTCAGATTAAAGTTATATTGGGCTGCAAATGATTCAGCATTAAAATCAGCAACTCTAGTTACACAAGCATTATAAAACATTATAATCTTCACTGCGCTGAGTACTTCACCACTAGGATGTAATAAATTCGCATCACGCAATTTATCTAAATATACTAGTGGAATAAAAGTGCGGCCTTTATTCTTATATTCTGGTACATCTTTAGGAATTAAAAAAAGAGAAAAGAATCCCTTTACTTTGCCACTAAATAAGTAAGCACAAATAATATATGCAGCATTTAGATAGAATTCCCGATAACCAGTATCGCAAAAATGATATGCAACTGCAATAATACGATATATATCAACAGTTTCCATGCCTAACACTGCCCATTTATTAGCAAATTCCCCAAGTGGCGCTATTACAAAATCTTGCAATTCTGCATTATATTGAATTAGCCCAGTTGCTTTGAGATTTTGAATTGCACGCCGCACAAATGGCACCATATTATCAGTGGGTTCTATCATTGCAGCAACAAATTCTAAACTTAGTGATAATCTGTTATCATTTGCTGGGATTGACATAATATTTAGTAATGTATAAGTGAAATCTTGTTTTACAATACCGGGTGCAGCAAAACGGCTAAAGAGCATGGAATGATAATATTCGGAGTAAACATGCACACATGCACCCGCAGTTGTGCGTCCAGTTCGACCACATCGCTGTTTAATAGAAGCTGCATTAACATATGCTATATTTCTTGATATCGCATCAATTTCAGGATGATAAATAGGTTCCATTAATAGGCCAGTATCCACAACATAACTGAGTGGAGCGCCAAATGTCAAACTACTTTCCGCCATACTGGTTGCTAACATCACCTTGATACCATATTGTTTTTTATATTTAGCTTGAGCTAGTTCAATGCCATCTTTTTTAATTGCCATATCTGATTCAAATTGTGATGCGTTAGCATATAGAGGAATTGGCAAGGGTTTTCTATGTGCAGGATATGTATTGTATTTTTCATTAATTTTATCACGTAATGTTGTAATATCAAGTATGGTTTTTAAAAACACTAATATATCACCGGGTAGTGCTGCTGGATCCGCTATAATTTTATTAATTTCTACTAATGCTGCATCAAGAGCAGTTTGTTTTTTTACTGCAGTTTTAACCCAAGTATCAGTAACGGGATATTGAAGAGGAGCGCCCGACATATTCATAACTACGAAACCATCACCGAATTGTTGTTTAGTCTTAAAAAAATCGATAAATAGTTGTTCATTTACTGTAGCACTCATAATAATGATTTTGAATTCGGGACGAGCGCGTGCAATATTGCAAATGAGTGATAATATGATATCAATATTAGGATTGCGTTCATGGGCTTCATCAATGATAATGCCGCCGAAATTGCGAAGAAGTGGATCATTGCCTAGAATCCATGCTTTAACAGTACCATCAGTGCAAAATACTATTTTAGTGACTTTAGGATTATAGTGATTTTTGAAGTCTTTTGTAGAATAGCCAATAAATAGGTTGCCAGTAAGGATTTTATTGCCATTTTCGTCAAGTTTAGCAGTAAGACCAGATGGATCAGCTTCTTCATCTGGTAATATAATCGGCACATCCATTGTAAGAGAGCTATATTCAGCGGATGATATTGTAGATAAAATGCGTGGTGTTGTGCAGATGATAGGGGTTTGATAGTTGAAGTAATGTGAAAGTAATTTAGGGATAATAGCTGTTTTTCCAACACCAGTTCCAGCAATAAATAGGATGATTTGATGAGTATGAATTAATTGAAAGAATTCATAGCGGCGATGCCATGTTGCAAATTTAGACCATCCTGCAGCACCGGGATCGCATTTTTTTAGTTGTTTAGTATCAGAATCAAAATCACATACAGCCTGTTTTACAAATAACGCTGTTGGTTGTTCCCCTGTAAATGGATTCGGATATCGCCCTAATATATCAAGTACACCATTTTGCTGAAAATCCATTCTTATTGCGCTGTAGTGGTTTCTTTAGAGCTTCTCCTTTATTATCATATTATATATAAGCATACTGCTATACTGTTATACTGCGGCCTTTTATGACTGAAAACATTGGCACCACAATATAAATTATGGCCTATTCCGTAGAAGCATTGGACGATATAAATGCCCCGTATCCACCATTTAGACATTCTGATTCACATACAATAGAGGATGATATTTATCATATTTGGGATAAAAAAGAGAGTAACACACTTATTAAGGATAAAGATGGCTGCGCAATGAAATTAGTAGAATTGCCATGGACTATTATAACTAATCAGTATATTACTGCATCACCAACTGCAAAACAGCAGCAATATATTGAAATTAAACAGCAATTGCAAAAAATACTAGCACCTGCGATCGGGTATATTGTAATTAGTCAGCATGATGATTTGATGCCAGAAGTATATAAAAATATGATGCCAGCACATACTATTTTTTTTAGTGCTGGTGGGAATCGCAGAGAATCCAACATTATTCCAATCCCTTTAATATATAATAGTCCCGAAGTAGATGTATTATCTACAGTGAATATGATGACTGAAAAGGAATGGCATAAGTTGAAATTAGCAGTATTTATTGGCAGTAATACTAATCCAATCCGACAACGTATGTGCGAATATTTATTCAATCAATCTGATATCATCTGTTCACTTAAAACATGGTCGCCACTCATATCATCATCCGAACAGCAACAATATATAAAAGGATTGCATGCAGCACGATTTATAATAGCTCCATCGGGATATGGCCCAACTTCTTTCCGATTTTATGAAGCACTGCGCGCGAATAGGATACCAGTGTATGTATTTGATGATAAGGGGCCCTTTTTACCATTCACTGACTTCATTACATGGAATAAATGCGCAATTATACTACATCATTCCCAAATTGCTAAACTGCCATCACTATTAAGAACTATATCATATTCACAATACACTAAAATGATACAATATTATTGGACATCAGTACATCAATATATGTCAATCAGTTATATTCGCCAATATATATTGCAAATAGTTTCGCAGCAAATTAGTTGGCAACCAGAGATAGTAGCATGTATCGCAACAGCACCAGTTACAGCTGAATTGCAACTAATGCTAACATCACTGCAATTATTTAATTTAGTGGCACCTACTATCTTTTTAATATGTGATAGTGCTATTGCAACTGCGGTGCATAAAATGGGATATCATGGAGAAATAAATACGCGTGTTGAATTGGAACAGTATGTTGATTATACACGGAAAGAAATGGAATCGCGTGATATAATAATTGATTATGATACTGAAAAACGCGCGTTATGTACAACAGCAGAAGCAAAAGCACATATTCCGCAGCCACTGCTTACCACGGATGGGATGGATAAGAAAAAGCAGAAACAGCAATATACGATTAAATTATGGACTCAATTTATGTTTTGGAAAATGCGTGTAGTTGCATGGGCAGCATCCAGTCAAACAGCAGCTGGGCGTGGTGTGTTTTTTAGTGATACTGATATATGTCACACTGCTAAATTACCACATATACCATCACCATCTGGCATTGATTTTATGATAATACCACATGGAATTACTGCAGCAAATGCAGCTGCATTTGGTAAATATAATAGTGGATTTATGTGGTTTAGCAGTGTGAGTACACCCGCTATTTTACTTGATTGGTATGATGCAACATTAATATCGGAGTATTTTGAACAAAAAGCATTGGAAATGATAGCAACTAAATATCGCACATGGTATGGCAGCAGCAACAGTAGTAGGGGGAGCGAAGTTGCCCACGGCAGCAGCAACAGTAGTAGGGGGGGCGAAGTTGCCCACGGCGGCAGTAGTAGTATGGACAACATGTCAGTGATTAATTATGGATGGTGGCGTATGTATGAAAGTGATAAAACGCCGTTGTTCCAACAGAAACAATGGACACTATCATATCCGGGATGGTTAAATAGTGGAATTCATGTATCAGGGGATATATTAGCATCAGTGCATACACATTTTGATGAAAATGCTAATGCTGATAGTATTTTAGCAATAACGCAGCAGTTTAATAAGTGGATGATAGAAGTATTATGTAGTTATCCATATTATCCGAATAATGTGCTATTAGGGGCAATTAGCAAAATTGTTAATAAAATAAGAGTGTAAAACAAGTTATCACGGTTCACTATCCGCACAACAGTGGCATCTAATGCAAATATGAGTAGAGATATATGTGCAACGGATATAGCAGATGTAGAGAAGATTATGCGGCCATTATTTGTGTTGACATACAGAACGGATTATAATATATTAACGAGTTATATGCAATCATTTGCGGATACATATATAAAATTAATGAAACAGGATTGTGTGACAAAGAAATGGGTACACAAATTTATAGATAAAATAAAGGCAGATGGCCAAGTGTTATCAGATTATTATTATAAGTTGGATAATGAGGTACGTAGTTCACGGCGTGCGGGTGCTTTTAAGATTGGAATGGGGCAATTAGCTAATTATTGGATGTCTATTTTACAGTATTCATTAGTGGAATTATATAGTGATAATTTAATGCCACAGGATCCAGAGATATATTTAATGTATGACTATTTTGTGAATAAATCAGTAGCATCGGATTATAGACATCATACGGGTGTTAGTTATTGGTATAGTATTATTATAATGTGGTATTTTCCACAAAGTAGTCCATTATCGGATGATGAACAATAGGAGTGTGTTTTTACACACACATTATTGGGGGGCTAGTTATTTCTTTCTTTTTAGTGCTAATAGTACCAAAATACTTGGCTGCATTTATGTTGTTCAATTAGTGATTGCATAGACTTTTCACTATTTAGTTCTAAACAAGTGTAAAATGTAATGCAAATGATATTTAATCACTACTGCAAATGGAAAAGAATTATTATCATCACTGAAACATGTTGGCGTTGCCGCCTGTCTAATACTTTATGTGAGAGGATTGTGATATGATCACTAAACCACGCGCAGCACACGCAGGGATGCAGCGCATCGGAAGTACTCACTCAATGGGCGGTTGTCGCCATTGATGTAGTACTTGCGGACTGCGTTGTGCATAGTCACGATATTGCAATGCGCCATGAAGATGTGGCGAATGGCACTCGGGGACTTAAACTCGCAGGCTGTGTGCATACAATGCGCTATGCCTAGCAGTTCATGGCGTGTTGTGGGAAATCCCGCGGCAATCATTAACAGATGCGCCATCCCCCACGGGAGAACTGTGACACCAGGAAGCATGCACAGCGCGCACAGCGCAATATACCCATAGTTGGTCTGCACAGCGATCCCGAGTGGGCAAGGGCAAGCCTTTCCGCTGCACATAGAGTTGTGCGGGTTGACAATCAATAGACTGCTTTGCCTTGCAGGTGTTGTGTCATGCGCCACTTTACGCGCAATTTGAAATGACATGGCTTGTGCCAATGTGTTCAATCTGCAGTGGGGTGCATGCTCATGCGGCATGCGCATGCAGCACGGGACATCCGTGCGCATTGCATTCGTGCTATCATCCAGCCTCGCGAAGGCGTACGGTGTCTCACCCACATCCACATCCACATCCGATCTGCACTTGCTGCTATCAGACATGTTTGGCTGCGAGAGTGCAGAAATAATAGTGAAAAATACTACAAAATATATCAATTATTGCTGATATATACTGTTTTAGCTATTTTAGTGCGATAGCATCTATTAAAATTGATGCAAATTGATGCAAATTGCTAAAAGTAGTAATAATACAAGTACAATAGAAAGTACAATAGAGCAACACGCATTGCAGTATGGCCGAACGTGTATTTGAATGCATCATAACAAAAGTAAATTATAAGCGCAAAGCAGGTGGCGATACATTTGATGGATTAGCTTATTGGCATCGTATGAAAGCAATATTAAATAAGTTACCCGCAACAGTGTATGAATGGGTAATAGATTATAGTGCAGTTGATGGTGATCGCATTTTACAATTACCAGAGTGTGATGAGCATAACATAATTATATTAAATAATCATTGTATTCGGCAATTAATTAGAATACCGCGAGAGAAACCATGTTGCATTATGCGTGTGATGCATATTGCTTTTAATATTGGCCAGTTTACTGCATTAAAGGAAAGTAATTATGCTACATTAGTTATGTATGGATTAGAGCATATAAATAGTTATGTAGATGAATGTGTATTGCATTTATTAGATCAGATTATAGTGAAACATCCATCTATCATTGATGAATTACTCTCATTAGCATAATTAGTAACATATTCTAATTGCTGGGTGAATTATAAACGGAAACTAAGCAACATTAATGCCATAGTAGTTAATCATATAACTAATTTATTGAGGCATGTATGTGAATTTTTTGTATTGTTGCTGCTGAATATAAAAAACTTGGCGCTGGCTTCTGTGTGTAGTTATAAAAAACTGTTTATTATGTTTCATTTTGTCAATGTTTTAAAAGTTGCATGCAATCATAGCATGACGAATTAGCAATTCATATTATCACTGCCGTTGCTAATCAGCAACGCATTACCTTCTTGTAACTTGCGATTAACCGCGATGGATTGCCGCGCCAAAAGTAGTGTGAAACCATTTGAATGTCGGCATACAGTTCAGGTGACCGCAACCACTTGGCAAATGCGCGCCCATTTGTCAATCCACACTCATCTCGCAATGTGGTCACAAGTGTGCGCAGCTCAGGGAAGCCATACAACTCATCCACCAGAATGCGATCCACAGTAGTTTGTGGCCGCTTCATTAGAGTGATGTTAGTGCTTTGGCACTCCGAACACCACAATGGGGGTGACTGCGCTCCATCATCATCATCATCATCATCATCATCCGCTACGCTCTCAAACTTGAGAAGAGAATCCGTAAATACGCCAAAGATGCAGGGACAGCGCAGTGACTCGTCGCCGAAAACACCATGGGGGTGAATCAGCGCAACACACTTCTCGTATGGAATCACATTGTAAACCATTTGTAGCCCATTTCCACAGCACTCACGGTACTTGTAATGCAGGTACCATGATGGCATGTGTCCCTTTGCCATCAACAGAAACTCCCAGTCATACGGATCCCCAGATGGCTCCATAATTGCTGCTGCTGCCATTTGCAATCTTGTTTAATATATCAACAACAGCGCCGCCGGAATCAATTTTGAATTAAATTGTCATATTTAGCTATTTATTTAGCTATTTTGTACTTTTTAAAGATTAGTTAACTTATGCTGTATATTTTAGGATTGAATATGGTAGAGTAATAGATATGAATTAGGTTGCCGTAATGCGACAGATGTAGGTAATAGGCGTACATCTGCATCATTGCATAGAAACCACAATGGCGAATCTGGCGATTTAATAATAGCATAGTAGTGTCCGCCATTTATAGAGTGTCCCGCATGGCAAATAACTGCGCATAATGTGTATTTATTTGTAGATGCATCAATATGTTTAGCATGTGTATATGGTGTTATATTAAGTTCTGGGGGATATGATATAGGACTATTATTTTTGGATAGCGTGTATCCATTACTCATAAATAATGACGGTGTCATAATAAATCTTTTGAATTCAAAGATAAGAACAGTACTAGTAGTTAGTAATGATTTACTTAATACACTAGTATTTTTAGATTTGCAGTTATCACATACGTAATCCGCAAGTGGTTCAGATTTAAAATACTGTGCTAAACATGATTCTAATGATATACTGCCGCCAGCAGTATGCACTGGCAAATCAATAACTTTAATTGGTGATATATTATGAAGTTTATGATTGCAATGTATGCAAGTTACAGTAACTAAATAAGTGCTATCAAATATTTTTGTAAATACTGAATATGCTGTGCCATATTCTTTTTGATATTGGGCAATAAATAGTGCTTGAATTGCAGGATCTAGAACAGGATGCTGAAATGTAGGAATTTGATGTTGTTCTAAGGGTATGCTGAGTGAAGTATGTAGTAATTCAAGGAGATAAAGTAGACATTCATGTGGATCACCTTGTTCCCCACTGAAGAGATTAGCCCATGCAAATGAACCAGCATTAAAGCGGAGCAATATGAATAAATTAGTAATGTTAATATGTGCTGGTTGCGAAATGTGTTGTGCTAATCTACGCATAATGATAGTCCAATCTAGATAAATGTAAGTTGCTATTGGATTTTTTGATAACATTGTTAGAATAATACGTTCATCCGTGGATAATGGTGTCTCTTTCAAATGCATAGCACACATTCCGGGAATTTGTGATAATTTTGTACCACGTAGCAAGTGAAATTTAGTTAAAGTATCCTTTAATAAGTCAGTACGTTCACTAGTAGATTGCAATAAAGTTTGAATTGCTGGAAGAGCTGCTAATGCTTGCAATGCACTATTAAGATAACATTGATTACCAGAATTACTAATACCAGTATGCATATGCATCTGTACATGCAATGGCACTATTGGTACTGTCGCTGCTGCTGCTGCTGCTGCTGCTGCTGCTGCTGCTGCTGCGGCGTCTACATCATCGCGCCCTAATAATGTAGTACTTGCGGATGTTGCTGCCATATTATTTATTATTAGGTTTATTGCTGGTAATAATAAAAACAATTTTATCTTATAGAACAATAATAAAAAATGGCGCGCCCTCTTGTTGACCAGTTATTTCAATTATTTACTCAACCACCAGCACAACAACAACCGCAACAACAACAACCGCAACCGCAACCACAACAACAACCGCAACCGCAGGGGGGTATGGGGGAGCGTAGTCACTTTCAGAGGGAGCGCAGTCACCCCCAGTCATTGGGGGCTATGAGGGAGCGTAGTCACTTTCAGAGGGAGCGCAGTCACCCCCAGTCATTGGGGGCTATGGGGGAGCGCAGTCACCCCCAGTCATTGGGGGCTATGGGGGAGCGCAGTCACCCCCAGTCATTGGGGGCTATGAGGGAGCGTAGTCACCCCCAGTCATTGGGGGCTATGGGGGAGCGCAGTCACCCCCAACAGCAGCAACAAACAACTGAGAATGATATTAGGGAGTATCATCAGATACAGAATATGGATGAATATATGATTATTGACAGGTTTTATTATCCTACATCATGGTTACCTCTGGATTATAATCCATGGAATCCAGCACAACATCATTATATGCCATTGCAGCAGCAGTATTATCCAATGCAATGGCAACATAATAATATGGCAAGCCCCTATCAATCACATCAACAGCGGTGGCATCATGAGAATAATGATATGCGAAATGAACGTGTAAATAGAAGACAATATATGAATACTCATGCAACACCATTGCCGTCACATGGGGATACTACTGCACCCCTAATAAATGAGAATGTGCAACAACATGCTGCACCACAAACTACGATGCATAATAATGAACGTATTAATGCAGCTGCGGCGGCAGCAGCAGCAACACCAGTTGAAACAATAGCACGATTATTATTTGTTGGTGGCTTTGATTTAGGAGATATGATGCGCGATGGTACTACTGCCACTGCTACAAGAGCAGCTGAATCTAACGCATTATCAATTAAAGTGTTAAATGCTACTACAACACTGTATATTACGGATGATAGTGTAACTGATACTACAGCAGCATGTACGATATGTCGCATGGAATTTGAGTCTCATAATATAGTGCGGCGCATTACATATTGTAATCATGTATTTCATAGTGAATGCATTGATAGATGGTTTAGTGATCATGTTACGTGTCCCATTTGTCGCAATAATCTGAACTCTAATTATTCAGAAACTACACGCCGTGAACCAGCTGCACCAGCACCAGCAGTGCCAACAGTTACGCCGGCACAAGTACAAGCAAATACGCTAACTGAATTACATTATCATGCAAATCCTCCTACACGCACTCCAATAACACATGTTACATTAAATGAATTACGCACAACTGTTGGAAGGGAACGCATGAATATTGAAGAGTTTGATGATAGTGCTAGCGATGATGATTACGTATGAGTTTGATGCTAGTATTGTTTGTTTTTGTTTTTATTGTTTTTATTGTTTTCATTGTTTCCTATTATAGTGTTGCACTGTCTGCTCTTATAAAATCAGACAGTACTTACTACTCCTTTGGGCCTTTTCTAAAATAAACTACCCATAGTACAGCAGTAGTATAGTTGCACTAGTGCCATATAAGATGCGAATGATTATAATCATTAGCTGTAATATAAAATCAAAAAAAAGAATAACACAATTACTGAGCGAATTAGTATAATGCCCCAGAATTCTATTGGGGTAAATATTGATGTTTATTGTGCCAGAATTCAGCATTTAGTGCTTCTGTGCGCATTCCGTTGAATTTGCAGCGTTTAGCGTAATCAAGATCACGAATTAGACTGCGAGTTTGTGTACCTGATCTACTCCATGATGGATCAGCGGATTCTTGAATAATATGGTCAACATTTTGTACATTTGCGGCCATGTGGTCAATTAGAGGCATAAAATAGTGATCGGATGAGTATCCGCTGAGTGTATTGCAACTGCGACTGGAACCAGTAGATTCACTGTATTGTAATTGCGTTTCTAAATCAATATTACCGGGACCACGGCCTGCATATGGTACTGTTAA